ATCAATGCTCTTGGTCAGGGTTTTACGAAATTTCGATAAATCGAAGGCTTTGGTTGCCATATGTTTCCTTGTGAGTTAAAACGACAAGGGGCGCGGTGCCCCTTGTTAAATCAAGCGTTTTGCTTGCGATTGCGAATCATAGCCAAAATGTCATTGGCCTTAGATGTGCCATCGCCTGACGGTTTTGCTTCTTGCACAGGCGCACTGGCTTTAACAGTTGCTGGCTCAGAATCATATTCGTCATCTAGTGCTGCCGATTTGCGTACAGTATTAGGATCGCCAGTGTTCTGGCTCATACCTGCTGGTTTGAAATATTGACCCCAGCGTTCCATATCAAATGGTTCGCCGTTTACTGAAGACTCAAACATCTCCTTGATTACTTTCAGTTCAACATCGCCGGGCTTCTTAGGTAAGTAATCTTTGAGATTAAACAATCCCAACGACTTGACTGCTTCCTGCTCTGTGTCATTTAGTGGGCGTTCACGACGGCTCCACTTTGAAGTAGAGTAATCAGCATAGCCACCTTTTGAAGTTTTAATCAGTTTGAAATCAACTCCGTGTAAGATGTCTGTAGGCAGATCTTCCATTTCAGGATCCATCAATGCACCACGAATCAATTGAAAGATTTGAGGACCAATGATAAATCTACGAATTGGATTTTCAGGATGATTGTCTTCTTTAAGACCATCTTCTACTACAAAACCTTGAAAGATGTACGAACGCTTCTTCCAATATTTGCGGCCTTGTGCTTCTAGACTTGGGTCTTTAAACCAAGGACGAACTTCTGAAAGGATTGGACAAGCATCGCCATACATTTCCATACATGGAACATTTACTGTGACTGGTCGACTGTCAGTAGATCCCGTTACACCGGCGAATGGCAATTTGATCATTGCACGTTCGACCCAGAAAAATGTGTTGTCGGGATTGCCATCTGGAAGGAATCGGACTACTGATTCAGATCCTTCTTTGAGATTCCAAAAGGGATAAATTGAATTATCACCACCGGATTTATTTCCTTCTCCGTTGCTACGGGTTTCGGATTCTTTTAATTTTGCGCGAATTTCTGCTAAAGTTGCCATAATATTTTTCCTTTATTAGCCTTGAGTAATTTAGTTTTGCCTATATTTACTTTACACCATTGTAAAGTAAAAAGTGCATATATGTTATTATACGCACTTTTATTTATGTTTGCAAGAGCAATCTTGCCTAAATTGTGATTATTGTAGTCCAGCCAATTTTTTAATTGCACTGAGTCCTTCTTCTTTGGTAAACCCGCTAGGAGGTGCACCAATACCAGTTTTTTCAGCACTTTGTACGGCCATTGCTGCTGAACCCAAGCCATCAGTTCTTGTCATGTTTTCAAAGTCGCTCGGAGCAACGATAATCTTGCTACCCAATTTTTGGTCGCCGCCCTCTAATCCCGGAACTAGTTGTCCGTTAACTTTAAGCATGACCTTACGGAAACCTTGACTGTGAGCCTTGGCTTCAATCTCAGGAGTAATTGCTGTCCACTTCTTACTGGCTACAATGGCAGTTGGTCTCGGTGAGGTCATGGCCATGGGCTGTGGACCTTGTTTAACTCGATAAGGGATTTCCGAAGATTCGTCAACTGCGCTATCCATGCCTGCTAATTTTTTCATTCTTGATGTTTCGTAAACAGCACTTAATTTACTTACTGTTTCTCTGCAATAAGTTTCAACAGCCATTTTGAATCGCTCGTCATCTTCTTTGCCAAATTTTTCACACATGTCTTTAGTTACTTTGGTAACAACACCTTCTTCACCTAATGGGAAAGGTCCTTGATCCATTCTTTTAGGAACTAGATTTGTAAAACTCTTTACCATCTCCTGAATTTCTTCAGCCAATGATTTCTTTTCAGCCTGTGCTAGGCCTTTTTGTGCTAATGCGCTAGCACTATCTCGACCTGTGCGGTTTGGATTGTTGGGCTTTTTAAAAGGAGATATTTCGTTGTCGTCTGTATCCCAAGGCGGAGAATCGTCGTCTGCCATACCCTCTTTTGGCAAATCGCTCAATTGATCCGGAATAAAGTCTTCATCATAACTGAGGTAATAACGAATTGCTTTTCGGCTCATTCCATTGTCCTTCATATATTGAGCCATTAGCCCAATAAGTTCTTTTTCTTTTTCTGGACTATAAGTGATTCCGTCTCTGGCCATTTGCTGTCCAATAGACAACTTAGATTGATCGCTGGGAATACTGTCTCCGCCTTCATCCATTTCGTCTTCAACTGGAGGAATAAATCTCACGACTTTTTCCTGTGCAGTTTGATTGACATACACTTCATGATTTGGATTTATGCCGTGAACTGTGTTTAAAAATAAGTTAAAATATTTTGGATCAGTGGTTGTTACAGTGATTGCATTGTATTGGCGAGTTGGTCGTATGTCCCAATAATCCTTTTGAGCACCAGATTGAATTTTACTGTCAACGTTATCATTGCTCATTAATACTGAAAGTTTGCGGGCCCCTTTAGTGTCCCATTCTTTTCTTGCAGGCATTGGGTAGTAATTATCATCTTCGCCGCTGATAAAATCCTTAATTGGAATAGGAGCGCCTTCACCCATTTCGTCTTCACCTAATAAATTAAATGCCGATAATGCTTCGGACAAACTGTAACTCTTGCCATTGATATTCAAACTGATAGAATCAAAATCTCTGCCGCTTTGTTCTGCCAACGATTTAATTTTTCCAAGTCGTAGTTCCAAACCACTTTGCCATCCTTCTTGTTGTGGAACTGGTTCAGCAGGTGCTGCCGCTGCAGGTTCTGCCACAGGCGCTGCTGGTTCCGCTACTGGTTCCGCTACTGGTGCTGCCGCAGGTTCTGGATTGAAATCAATTTCGCCTCCGTTGTCTTTTAACATTTCGGGAGATTTAAACTCTAAATAATCTCTAACCACATCCCATAATGATTCTGCGCTGCCTTGATTTTGCTCAGCACGATCATCGATCTCAGCCATTAGTGCATCGTCGTTCATAATGTCGGCCAACATACGTTTGCCATTTTCGCCGCCGAGGCCCAGTGTTGCTTTAGGATTTTCTCTAATCAACTCATTTAATTTTTCAATGGCTGCTGCACGTTGTTCTGGATCTGTACTGAAAATACCGTCATCGATATCTTCTTTAATTAGTGTGTCTACAAAATTTTCTAAATCTACAAGTTCTTGTATATCACGTGCTGGTTCTGCTAATTCTTGCACTTGTGCAAAACTGTTTAACAATGCTTCAGCGTCTAGTTCCATTGTGGGTAAATCTGATTCTTCTATAATGTTAAGCAGATAAGGAAACACTGTTTTTAAATCTTCATTAAATGTTTTGATAGTCAATCTATCAATCCATTCTGCAGCCATGTCTTCTGGAATGATCTTTGCTTCTGTTTTGCTAAATCCTTCGGACCACTCTGCATAATAATTTTTACTTTGCAAATGATGCAACTCTTTTTTAATACCTTCAATTCTATTAAAAACTTTGTCAGTGACAGCACCCATGGCTTCTGCCACCATTGGACTACGTGTAACATATCCTTTGAACATTCTTAGTTTGTTAAGTTCTTCAGACAATCCAATAACATGTTGTCCAATGTCATCATAAGGTGTGCCACCTGCAATAATATGTGTGGCCATAGCACGAGCACCATTTAGATGCTTGAAGGGATAACAAAATCGTTCCCCCATGGCATTTTCAATGTATATGCGTTCGATATGTTGTGTTCTGCCGTTGGCAGCATTGTAATTAATTGGCTTGCTGTGTTTGACAATCAGTGTTGCCTCGCCAAGATCTTGATAACTTGTTTTACTGGTGCCAACTAGTTTTGACTCTGTCATTTTGCTTTCTCCAACTTCAGACTTTGCTGTTATTTTTTGCGTAACAATTTTAGGACCCTTGAATTTAATCACGTGTTCAGTAGCGAATTCGCTTAGACTTTTAATAAAAGCATACCACGAATCTTGTATTTTTTCAGGCTTGCCTTCAACCGGGTCGTTGTAGGTTTTGATTTGTAATCCGTCATTGTCACTGATCGTGACAGTCACCGGACCCAAGTCGACTCCATTGGTAATAAAGTTAAAATTGAAAATTCTAGCATTTTCAATCTGATCTTCCATACTGGGAGGAATCGGTTGATTGTTTTGGTCTTTTAAGACAATATTGGGAAAACCTTCGATTTTATCGAACAAGTCTTCGGCCACTCGATTTAGATTAGTTTCCATATTTCATATTTATCATAACGTACTAGAAACGAATATCGGCATTGGCGGCTCGAAATCGTCTGCTTCCCATGCATCTCTCACGCTGATTCGTTCGTATACCCTGGGGTCCCAATCTGCCAGCACCTGTATCATACGCACGTTTAACAACATACTTGATACCAAGTCGTCATGTTCGCCACTTTTAGCTTTGAAACTGACACCTTGAGCAATGTATGATTTCAATTCGCTGATAAACGGCTTACTGGCTATTTTAAGTGTTCGACTTTCTACTAGATGCTTTAATCTTGCAGCAGCAGCAATCTTAGTCTTGTGTGTGGTGTTGAACCCTTTGCGGAACTTACGAACATGTCCTTTGCGCATAGGTTCGCTGACAAACAGTCCTGGGAATTGATCTTCGCCTAGATCTTTAATCACAACCAGTCCTGCTTCGCCAATGGTGTTGTTTTCAATGCTCCAATATATGTCATTCATATTAGAATCACTTATAGATTCTTTGATGTAATTCAACATGTCTTTCAAGATTCGTATTTGACCTTGTATGGGAGTTTCATTGTGATGCCATTCTGCCACTTGTTCAAAACTTGGCAATTCGATAATTTCAATAGCAGCATAGTCACCGCCTGTGCCTAGACTAGGATCCAAACTGATCACATATATATTGCCAGATTTGGGTTTCTTAAACCAACGTGCTTGTCCCATATTCATTATGGGGTTTGTTCCTGTCAGTTCAGCAAGACACATGCTGTTAATCAATGTTTCGTCAAAGATCAAGAATTCACAGTTGTATTCTCGACGAAAACGCTCTTCGCCTATTCGTCCTTTTTCTTGTGCAGCCCATGCATCGTCGCGATCCGGATGTTCGTCCCAATGACAGGTAAAAGGACTAAATCCATTGCTGCCCAGCCCGTTGGGATGTTCGTTGCCAAAAGCGTCAAACTTGTTGTTGGATTCTTTCCAAATTCTACTGAATTCGTCTTCGTCACTGTTGGGGGTTGAAGTGATGATTGCACGACCACCAGTGGCCAGTGTGGGGGATATAGAAGTCCAAAACTCTTCGGCGATGTTGGGTTCCACAAAGGCAAACTCATCACAGTATAATAACGATATGGACATGCCTCGACCAGTATTGCCAGTTGTGGTAGTTGACACAATACGTGATCCGTTGTCAAATTCTATACTGCCTTTGTTGTAGTTAGTAACACCACATCGTATGTGATCCGGACACAGTTCGTAGGCGTAACGAACACGTTGCATAATTTCTTGAGAACCTGTGTATTTGTGTGCAGCAATCAATATGGTTTGATCTGGACTGAACATTGCAAACCATAACAAATATGCACTGGCACAGGTGGTTTTGCCCATCTGCCTGGGCAACATATTAACAGTAAATCTATAATTGTGATAGGCGTCTAACAATCGTGTTTGAAAACTAAATGGAGCAAACAACATCTTGCCTTTGACTGGGTGTTGGATATAGAAAAAGTTTTCACAAAAATAATGATACCCCGTATCCGGATCAGCACATTTCAATAGTTCATTGACCTGTTTCTCTGTAAAGGTTTCTTTTTTGTGAGCACGTTTGACTAAAACGCCGTCTAGTGATTTTGATGACATAGTGTATTTACAAATAACAAAGCGGGCTCGTGCCCGCTTTGAATCATATTGGCAGTATTATCTGTATGACTGATATTTGTTTAGCAGTTTACTTTTTATGCTCTCTGCCATGGGATTGTCGCCGGGGTATTCTTTTTTATACTGTTTGTGTGGGGAATTAAGACCACCAGCATTGTCATGGGTCAACGCACTGATGTCGCTGTAGTTTTCATCTGGTTCGTTGGCAAATGCTTCTTTGGCGTTGCCTTCGTCATCCAACCCGTCATTGCCAGGCAACATTGTGGGCTTGCCTGATAGGCGCATGATTTGACCCAAAGAATCTTCGCCATCGTCAGCACTCATCATGTCTGTGGGATCCATTATGTTTCCTACCATGTCACTAGGAGATGAAATATCCATGTGCGGCATATCTGGCATGTCGCCGTCGGTGTCTTCAATATTTTTCAAAATAGCCATCAAGTCACGAATACCACCTGCGCCGCTGCCATTCATATTGACGCTCACTGAAACTGTGTCTTGTTGCGCAGTAGGTGACGGTCCCATGGGCGAACCACATGATTCTACTGTGTTGTTTTCAGTCATTGGACGATTGTCTAATTCTGCAATTTTTTTGTATAATTCACTGAAATTCATTTTATTTTCCTTTAGGGCTAGGGATCTTGTTTTGAGTTGACCCCAAAGGACTTGCACTAGATTTTAGTTCGTCCATGTTTTTTGCTGTTTCTTTAGGTGCTGTTTTTGCCAACAGTTGTTCGTTGGCACCTTTGACCTGTGTGTATTCGGCTGGGTTTTTGCCAAGTTCTTTTAAAAAATTAACCACACGTTGTTGTCCAACCAACTCTTGACCACTAGTGTCAATTTCGTAATCTTTGTCTAATACACTTTCTTTGGTAGGTTCATTGTGTTGCAAGTTCAATGCAATTTCAGCCATTTCACCCGGAGTTCTCACTCGTATTCTCGACGCACTAACTGATAACTTGTCAGCCAACAATTCTGTCAACACAGCACTGGTTGTGGGATATGCCAAGTCAACTTCAAACACATGTACTTCAGAATTTTGTTGTCCTGGAAAATCCAATGGATTAGATTGAATTGGTGTTGTTTTGCCTTTTGACAATTTGTTCACAACATATTTGTTCATAGCACTTTTCATCTGCTTGTCAGCAGACTCGGGCAGTGCCCCGCATAGTTTTACAGTAAAGGGATAAGTCTTTTTACTTTCTGTAAGGTGTTCTTGAAAAGATTTCATGATAAATTCCTAGTACTATATTTATTTCATATTCTTTAGTTTTTCAATAAGACTATTGCGATCTGTAATAATCACGCCTTGTCCTTGAATAGCAGTGTCTTCTTGCCCTGCTTTTTGATCAATTTGTTGCTTCTTAAGTTGCAGTTCTATCATTTTTAGTTTTTTATCTAATTTTGCAGACTTGGCATCAATTGCATTTTTCAACATGGTACCAGCAACTTCAAAAATACGACCACTGTATCGTGCTTCTACATTCATACCTAAATCCATTAGATCATCATAGGCATCAGTGGCACGTTGTGCCAAATCATCCAATTCTTTGTCGCCAACATCACCTAGACCTTTGACCACTGGCAGTGCTGCTGAAATCTTATCAAATTCGCTAATGTCTCGCAACATAGCAGTGGAGTCCACTGGTAGATTTTCTTTTTGTGTGTTCTTAACTTCTTTTTTATTTTCTGGGAGATTAAGAATTTCTTCAAGTTTTTTCATACTCTTACTTATCGTTTTCTAGCGCCGTTAGCGAATAAGTCTGTTTCATTTAGCACACGAAACTTTATACCTTGACTTTTGCACCATGCCTGCGCAGCCTGCCACTTGGCTTGATTTTTTACATACTGCATTTGATTATTCTTATTACGACCAACTTTTTCTAACAGTGTTTGATTGGCTGGTTTAACTTCTATCAACTCAGTCAGCATTCGACCATCCTTGTCAATGTACTGAATGAAAAAATCAGGGATGTACACAGTGTTGCGATTGGTTAGTGGATCTCTATAAGGAATTTGTACGGCCTCACTGGCCCATTTTAAGATGTTGTCGTTGTTGTCGCAGAATTTCATAAATGCCCATTCCCACGAACTGCGATATGTGGGGCTCTTGTTGCCGACATATTTGGCTGGTCGTGTTGGAACAAATTTACCTCGAGCAAATCTACTCATGGCCTTATATTTCTTGCTTCAAAATTTTGCTGTGTAAAGGGTAGACTGTATCCCAATGCGCTGGTAGCCTGTCTATTGTTATTCAACACTTCAGCAACTACTCTGCTGAGTTGAACATCTGTTAAACCTTTTAGAGTGTCTATTACAACAAATGGTTTGACATTTTCAAATTTAGCCTGTGTTAAAATACTGATAGCAGTGGATCTTGCAGCATCTATCTCAAATCCACGTTTTGTAAAAAATCCCACTACTGCATCTATCTCGCTTGCAGCAAACGATATTTGTGATAAAAAATAATTGTCAAAGAAAGTTTTTACAGCAGCACTGCTGTCATTGACCACTGTGGTTGATCCAGGTAAACTACTCATGTTAAATTCCTTGGGGTTGCTTTGGTACTGGCTGTGATACTAGCAGGTTGAGGTATCACAATCTTACTCAATCCTCCACTGCGTTGTAGTTCAGTGTCTACACTGGCATTACCGATAGTATTGGTCAATGTGCGATTTATAATACGTTGTCCTTCTGCATCAAGTCCACGTTGTGTAGTGGTTTTGGCATTTTGATAACTGTTAACTGTTTTTACTGCATTTGCATAGGCGTCTGGTCCAGGTTGGAAAAACTTTTTGTCGCCAACTTGTTCCAACGGCAAACCTGGACCAACTTTAGTGGGACTAGGAGTTTTGTCATAATGTTGTAATGCAAAACCCAATGGATCACCTTCTGTTACTTTACCGTTGCCAAAATACAATCCTTCGTATTCTAAAATCATTGTGATCTCTTGAGGTTGTCCTGAGCCATAATCCACAGTGTCAAACTGCCACGATTTGATAATAGGATTAACCATGGTGTAACTTACATACTGTTGTTTGGCCATTTGATACAGAACAATATTTTTAAAAAACGGTTTAGTACTGCCGTTGTCCAGTCCGTATTTGTAACTATTGGCTATGCCATTTTTCATAGCATTTCTTGCATAACTACCAATGGCAAAAGATGTACCAGGTGTTGCATAGTAATAGGAATAGTAATTTTGCCACAGTCTGTGCATGGTACCGTAATTGTCATCATGAAATTTCAACGTAACTGGCTGAAACGTTTGTTTTGTCTGTACTTGTTTTATTCTGTTATACTGGTTAACAGTTTCAACATTAATAGTAAATCCAGGCAGTGTTGCATTTTTTACCAACAGATTAATTTCGTTGGGGTTTTGCAACAGCATTGACGGCAGTGCATAGGCCAATGGATTAATTTGAAGATTGACATGAAATAGGTGTTTGTGTTTAGGTGCTAGTCTAAACGTGTCATCAGAGAATGTTCTTGCTGCATGTTGTGCATCACGAAGATTAGTCGATGTTGTGTTGGTGAAAAATCCATTTATCTTGTTTGCCATAATATTATTTATGTCGTAAAAAAAGGCCGATAAAATCGACCTTTTCTGTTGCTAGTAATATTACGCAGCAGCGCCACCACCTGTGGCAATAGCACCATTGGTTCTTGCATAAATTCCCTGAACACCAATACCTGAACTGGCTGCGCCGGTCTGTACAGCATTGTCAAATTTCAGTGTCATCTGAATAGTCATTGCTTCATTAGACCCATAGTTCATTTCTTGATAGTTGACGTTTTCAATGTAGCAACCATACAATTCCCATCTTTCAAGGACAATTGCTTCGTTGCCGCCATTGCCGCCGTCCAGCATTTCGAAACTGGTAGTAAACTTGTAATCTACACCAGATGCAGCACTTGACATTTCAAAAAAGTCAAACTGTTTCTGAACTTGACTACCAATCTTTTTACTCACTACACCAGTAGAATCATCTCGCAATGTGCATGCTACAGCAGTCCATGCATGACGACCTGCAACATAGATTCTTGAGTTATATGTTGGCAGTTCGATTGCTTCAAACTGTATTGTTGGTCGAGCAAAACTGACCACTTGTTTTGTAAGTTCAAAAGCGTCACCACCAGCGCCAGTACCAAAGTTTTCAAAATTCACTCGGAATCTGTATTTTAACTTTGGATGCAACATAGTTGCATTGGTATTGGCACCGCCTAATGGTACTGAAAATCTTGAAAGTGTTGATACTGACATATGTTATCTCCGTCGTATTATTTATCTATTTTATAAACCTGATATTTCGCCAGTATTCTTAATACGCAGTGGAATATAGATAAATTCCACTGCCTTGACTGGTTCAATAGCAATGTCTACGTACAATTCGTTGCGATCAATTCTTGCTGGAGTATTGTTACTTTCGTCACAAACAACCAAGAAGTCATATAACGCACGTTGTCCTACCAGTTCCAACATCAAACTTTCGCAGGCATTTTTAATTTCTGCTCTGGTGGCCTTGTCATTTGGTTCAAACAGATACGGCTTAGCCAATAGGTTCAACTGTCTACGTAGATATACAATCAAACGTGCCACATTGACTCTGTCTAATGCGCTGGCATTTCTAGCACGAGTATACTGACCAAATGCTACTAATCCTGCACCTGACAAGAATGTCAAAGGATTAACTTTGATGCTGGCCAATGTATCACGTTGACCTTCATTCAATGCCACTGTTTCAAATTCGCCTTCACTAGTGATATAACCCACTGATGTTGCATTGGTAATGCCGCCGCGGCGTGTACCTGCTGGTGCAAACCAAGGATATGCCACTTGATCGTTCAAACTGATAGTTCTCAACATCATATGGCTTGGTGGCACAACAATGTTGTTACCAAAGTTGTCGCTGCTGAAGCCCCATGGGTAGTACATTGCTGCATACTCATCGAAACTTACTGCACCTAGATCGTCGTCTTGGGCTGTGCCGCCATCATTATTGCCCCATGCTAATAAACTAGTAGCACTGCTGTTTAAACGTGCTGGTGTGTCAGCCACTACAAAAGCAGTCAATCCGCGATCGTAGTTCAGTGTGATCAATTCGCCAATCAATTCTGGATAACCAGGGCAAGCAATCAAGTTAAACACACGACTGTCGCTGTCACGTACAGTTTGATTGCTGTTGACCACTGCTTGCAGACCTTGAATAACCACTGCACGTTGTGCCTTACGGCCAAATGTACCAGAACCGTCTGTTTGGTTTGCTGCTTCACTGACCCAACGATGTGGATAGTAAGCACTCATGTATTCACCAGGGGCTGCGCCAACTAGCGTGTTGTATGCTGCCAAATCAATATAATTACGTACAAATTTCTTAACGTTGAAGCCGCTTCGACGTAGATTCCATAGCAACATGCCCTTTGGATACAATGCAGGTTGTGGACAGTCTGGGTCTACATAACTACTGTCTAGTAGATCTGCAATCAATGCTGGCTCGTCACTGTTGGCGCCGGCAGTGTTATAACGTGCATCAGCAAACAACACTCCATCCTCACTGCTTTGATCAGTTTTGTCAATCAACACCCACTGATTGTTAACAGGTAAAGAACTGTTGAATTTGTAAATTACTGGATAGTTGTCGATGTCACTGGTATCGATCCATAGATCGCCGTTGACTAGTGCAGAACCATCGCTTTGTTCTGTGGGCTCGCTGGCACTGACAATTGGACCAGCAGGATCTGTCTTTAATCCAGCAGAAGCAGCGTAGAATGGGCTTGTAACAGTTTTATATCCAACCCAATTTGTTCCGTCGTTGATCAAAACATCAACTTCGTCAACAATAGAATTGTACCACAGTTGTTGATCTGTAGCCAATGCAGTAACTTCCGTTGGGCTGGCTTCAAATGACAATGCTTTCCACTGAGTTGCAATGTAATCATGTGCTTCATCACCTGTGGCTGCATCATACAAGTTGGCTGTAAGATTTACACCGCTGGTTGCAAAAATATTGTTGAAAGGAGTACCGGTGCCTTCACCAACTAAGATATCTCCACCAGTGGCATGAGTGATAACAATTCTATTTGAACTGTCTACACTGGCTGTGACATTGATTAATCCTGCTGAATTTACAGCGTTGGCAAAATCATCTGCATCATCTATATTTGCATTAGCCGTAAATGTAACTGTTACATCACTGCTGTAAGCATCGGCGCCAACTAGGCTTTCTGCAACAACAAATGTGTAATTACCGGCTGGAAATGTAGATGCAGTTACGGCTGCACTGGTAATGGTTGTGGCGCCGACCGCATTTCTTCTAAACAATTTGAATGTGGCTAATCTTGGTGTAAGATCTAAACCGTAATCTTCTTCAGTATTGAATTTACTGTATAATGCGCCGACTGCAAGATTTGCTCCACCACCTGTGGAATCTAAAGCAGCCAATGCTGCTGCACCGTTGGCATACAATGGTGCTGCCACTGTTTCCCAAGCGTCTGTTGCACTGTTATAACGTTTTGCTACTAAGTTAGCACCAAGATTAGGAGTTGTTGTTTTAACCCATACAGAACCAGTTGGACGACCTACGGCAGAAGCCACATTGTCTATTCTCTTGTATGTAGGAACACTGGTGTGTGGTTGAATTGATAACTTAGGAACTAGATAATCGCCAGCAGTAATACCAAGTGTTGTCAATGCTGTTCCGCTTATGCCAAAAGTGTTAGCAGCAGTGCTGTCACCTAAGGATGATTCAATCACGTTGTTTGAATAAATTTCTAACTTGCTGTTAACCACTGCGGCATACAGACCTCTGTTGTTGTATGTGCCAACATTGATAGCCGCTGCTGCTGCTGTGAGCGTTGATCCAGACAGTGTGATTGTTGTCAGTGTTTCACCGTCAACTGTGAAAATAATTGTTCCAGTCACTGATGTAGGACTTGCTGTTCCAGCAATAGTTGGCCAACTTTGTGCCCACTCTGGAGAACCAACTTGTACCCAAATACCGCTGCGATTTTTGTAGTACGCTGCCAATGTTGTGGTCACTGCTACCACTGCATATGCACCCACTGCACCAACAGATCCCTTGGGAGTGTAGTCTTGACCAGCAAAGTCTACAACTTTAGTTGTGTCTGTGATGACCAATGGAACTTTGTTGGTAAACTTTTGTCCGTTACCGCCCACAGTAGCAGCATCACTATTCCATTCAAAAATACCCCACTTGGTGTTGCTGGTGTCTAACCACCATGTACCGTTTGCTGGATCAGCACTAGGAGCATTAGCAGTAGCATCTAGTTGTGATAGATCAACATTTGCACGTAGAACAAATGCTCTGTTGCTAACGCCCAAATAACTGTATGCTGCCTGTAAACCATATTCATTTTGTTCGCCGCCATGAATTGGATTATTACTTGCGTCAGTCTTAAAAACTGCGTCTCCGAATGTGTCGACTAGATCTCGTTGACTAGTCATCAAATATAATGTATCAGCATTTGATGCCAATGTACCTGTTGCAGTGCCGGTGCCTGCACCGTTTTGTTTGTTGGCCGCTGTGGCCACAACTATCAGCGGAACGGTACCTGGTTCGCTAGGTGTGTAAAAACTTTCGTCAATGACGCTGACTTGTACGCCGGGTGATGTTAATGCCATGTTGTATCTCTCCTAAGAGTATTGCTAGTTTTATTTACCCAAAGACATATAAATCAGGGCGATAATATCAAGAGAAAAGGGGATAAAAAGGGCAATAAATACTAGATGAACAGACCCTTATGTAAATGCGGACTACAACCAGCAGCCATTAACTATAGAAAGAACAATAGAACATACTATCGTAGTCAATGCGAGTCTTGTTTGCGATATGGAGGAGTTGGTAAAGGTCTACCCAAATGGTATCAGGACGGGTATCGTATGAAATCAGTATGCGATAAATGTGGATTCAAAGGCAAACATCGAGAACAGTTCAATGTGTTTCATGTAGACGGTAATTTAAACAACAGTAGAAACGCTAACCTTAAGACAGTATGTGCAAACTGTCAGCGTGTTCTTCACAAAGAGGGAACTGTGTGGAAACAGGGAGACCTATCACCAGATTTTTGATCTGGCCGTACTAAAGGAAGAGTTACAGCCCGATGTTTAAAAATTGTGTTGATTAGTACGTCAACATTCTTTTTGAGTCTTGCTAAATCACCGTTGTTGTCGATAGTGTAGTCACACATCCATTGTTCAATACTCATGCTAGATATGTGTTCTGAAGGCAAATGATCTGTACGATCAACCCAGATGGCATAATCAAAAAGTTCTTCGTTCTGTATGGCAAAAAACTCTCTTTTGTTTCGTAGTCCACAATAGATATCGTGGTGGGCGTATAAATCTCTACCTAATCTTGCCAAATCATCACTGCAATAGCCGTGTATTAAATCGTACCATTCTGTACGGTGATTGTGCCGGTCACGATAGCATTCGTCTTCGTTGGCGTAACCGTATTTGTCTTTAAGCGTGTCAAATATAAAAAGTTCAGAACAGAACTTTGAACTAGATTGAAAGGTGTATCCGTAATTTTGTAGCAAATCGCACACTGTGTCTTTGCCATGACGCCCGTGTCCAACTATCAATAGTTTAGGTAACTTCATTAGAAATCCTTAATTTCTATTAAGTATAAACTATTGTGTGCAGGGTGTCAACCTATAATGAATGTATAGCCAGTGCCGCCAGAAATCAATGTTTCCAATTCTTTATCTAATGCTGCCATTTCTTCTTTGCCTGCTGACTTGAGGTCAGCACCGTTGAGGCCACCAGCGCCACCAGGACCAGCAATTTGAGCAAATTTACTACGTGCCTCGCCCAGTATGATTTTAGCCACTGCTAAACTGTAGTCTTTTAACCATTGCTTGGCATACAAGTCTGTCAACAGTGCCCAGTCTGGACGATAATTATAAGTTCGCATTAAAATTATTTCACCCGATGCAAACGGACGTTGCAACACACGTAATATGTGAGTGTTGGGATTGTAGTGATATTCGATAAAACTACCAAACATACGCCCTACCAGTTCTTGGTATTGTGAAAACAGTTCGTATGTTAGTAGGCCACCCAACATATTACCACTGAGCAAGTATGTGTTGGTGTAGGCCATGTTAAAGGGTTCAAACAGTGTGCCGCCACTTCCTGACCCAGATCTGCTGCCAATACTGCGTCTAAACAACTGTCTTACTTCGATAATTTCGTCGGGTAATCTGTATTCATTTTGTTCGATGACAAATTCTAAAAAACTGTAACTTTCTTCAACTGCATTAGGGCTGCGTTGCCTAAACCGTGTCAGCGCACGATCAACAGCAGTTTCATAATGAATTGGATCAAGTTCAACATCGACCATGCCTTCACCCAACATGGCTCGTATGTAATCATAGACTTTTTGACGTTCTTCTAAGTTGCTATTTTCAGACATTTGATTCTCCAACTATATTTATGCCCGCTAAATATGTATTATGCCAAGACTCAGTTTATATCGGCCCGAAAAAGGCAACGACTACAAATTCATTGATCGACAAGTTTCTGAAATGTTTCAGATTGGCGGTACTGACTTGTATATTCACAAATATCTAGGGCCTAAAAATCCCACGGATGCTAACGCTACTGCTGATCAACCGCAGTATGACAATCTATCTCCAACAAATATACAAGATTTGTTGTTGTTGGAAAATCGAGATCGCAAGTATGATCCAGACATTTATAGGTGTCGTGGACATTATCAAGTGCAAAACATTGATTTTAATCTCAGTCAGTTTGGCATATTCATTGATAACGATTTAATCATGTTGGTGGTACATATCAATGACTGGATTAAAATTGTTGGTAGAAAACCACTCAGCGGGGATGTTGTTGAATTGCCGCATTTGAAAGACGAATTTGCTCTCAACGGGTTTGACGTTAGTCTGCCAAGATATTATGCTATAGAAGATGTTGGTCGGGCCAGTGAAGGGTTTAGTCAAACTTGGTACCCTCATCTCTACAGATTAAAAATAAAGAAAATAATTGACAGTCAGCAATTTGCTGATGTGTTGACCAAACCTGTAGGTGAAGACTATGATAAATTTGCAGGCGATCATGTCAACGCTACAGAATATTTCACTGGACAAATTGTGAGATTAGATGGAATATTATATCAAGTGAAATCTGGGTTCAACAGTCCCAACGGCACTGTGCTGACACCACCCAATGCCACTGCATGGGCTGTGTATTCTGGTAATACCCTGCAAGACATATTGAGTACCAAGGCCAAAGATTTAGAAATCAATGATGCAGTGATTGCACAAGCAGAATCTGATGCTCCCAAAAGCGGATTTGAAACTAGACAATTCTACACATTAGCCGTGGATGACAATGGTAATCCACGATTACAAACTATAGATGAATCTAATTTAGATGCGTCTATGACCAATCTGGATACCAGTAGAATTGCAGAACGTCCTGATAGAGAAGGCTACAGTGGTTACATGGTCGAAGACGGGGTTGCTCCTAACGGGGTAAATTTTGGTCACGGTATCAGTTTCCAAGCCAACCCATTTGAAGGTGATTTTTTCCTTCGTACGGATTTCTTGCCAAATCGACTGTTTAGATTCACTGGCAGCAGATGGGTCAAATACGAAGACATGCAACGTCATACACTGACCAATACCGACACTCGTCAGACACAGAAAACTGGATTTATTAACAACACCGACAAGGCGTTTTTTGACAAACTCGCTAGCGACATATTTACAGTAGGTACTACCAATACATTTGTTCTTACTGACGAGACCAGTGCATTTAACAGAACCACTGGGGTGATTACCACACGAACTGCTTTCAACAGCACATATGGTGCTAAGATTATTCTTGATCGCAACATAGTTCCTCAAGACAGTGTGGTTATACAAAACCAATCAGGATTTATATCTATAAAGATATTTGAACCCGTTGCCGTGGGACAACGAATCGAATGGACGTTGTATTCCACCGCAGCCGATCAACGTTCTAGTTTATCAAAAGCACTTAAACCTAAGGCAGATTTATAATGTTGCATTTTTATGACGGACAGATTAGAAGATATATCACACAAATTATTAGACTGCTCAGCAACTTCAGTGTAAAGTACGGTGACGGAACATTGGTAAGAGTGCCAGTGCTGTACGGTGATACTGATCGACAAATTGCCAGCCTATTAGGTGACAACAGTGAGAACAAGATGGCTGCTGCGCCACGCATGGCAGTGTATCTAAATGACCTACAACTAGATCGTTCAAGATTGTCTGATTCAAGTTATGTGGGAAAATTACATCTTAGAGAACGTGAATACGATTCGAACACAGGAGAATATACCAGCAGTCAAGGTCATCAGTACACTGTGGAAAGACTGATGCCAACGCCTTACAAGGCCAGTTTCAAAGTGGATATTTGGAGCAGCAGTACTGATCAAAAATTGCAAATTTTAGAACAGATACTGGTGTTGTTCAATCCCAGTTTAGATATTCAAACTACTGACAACTACATTGACTGGACCAGTCTAAGCACTGTGGATCTCACACAGTTGACGTTCAGCAATAGAAGTATCCCAGTAGGCACTGCATCAAATATCGACATTGCCACTTTGACCTTAGAAGCACCCATATACATCAGCCCTCCAGTCAAGGTCAAACAGTTGGGCATAGTGACCAACATTATTGCCAGCATTACACAGGGTGTAGAAAATCCATCATTGAGTGATCCTCAATTAGATTTTGGCAATGAATTATTTCCTCAAGGCAGTAATCAATCTGCTAATAGTGGTAATATTTCTTCTGGTGGTAATATTATCAATGTGACGAGAACTAGTCTTGGGGGATTTGGTATATTAGTTGTCAATGGCCAAGCACAAATTCTAGACAAACATGAGCATGTCACAGCCACTAACAACAACATCGAGATTCCTGTCAAAATGGGTCCTGAAATCAACTGGAGAAAAATTCTAGACAATTATCCAGGCAAATACAAAGCAGGATACAGTAAAATTTATCTCAAACAAAGCAACTTTACAGAAGTCGTAGGCACTTTTAGTCTTAATCCGCTAGATGAAAATTACATCACAGTGAATTATGATGTAGATTCTTTTCCGACCAATACTGTGTTAAGTGCAGTCAACAGACCTGGTAGTCCCGGAACGTTTGATGCTATCATAGATCCCACAAGAGTAGGTCCCGGACATGGCATTGCCGCTGCCACCATAGGTGCTAGATATTTGGTCATTGAAAGTATCAATACCAGTGACAACGTGGATGGATCTGTAGGCGAAACTCCGTATACTTGGGCATATGATGGTCCTGCGGCATGGAAAGGCACAGATCTCAGCGATCCAGTGATAGAAGAAAATGACATTATAGAATACAATGGAATCAAATGGATCGTGATATTTGATGCTAGTCAGAGTCAAGACCAATTGATCTATCAAACAAATATATACACTGGAGTACAATACAAATGGGATGGTCTATCATGGGTCAAATCCTTTGAAGGGGAATATAGGGCCGGCACATGGAGATTAGAAATCTAAAAGAACGTATAGAATGCAGTGGTGCAATAATCTGTGCCAAAGATTCTTCTAGAATTTTATTATTACAAAAAACAGAAGGCAAACATGCCGGACGTTGGGTATTGCCAGGCGGCACTGTTGTCGAAGGTGAAACAGCATTTCAGGGGCTGCAAAGAGAACTCCAAGAAGAAATTGGCGGTTTGCCCGATTTTATTAAAATAATTCCCTTGGAGAAATTTGTCAGCAATGATCAAGTGTTTATGTTCAACACTTATTTTTGCATCATAGACAGTGAATTTTTTGTAAAATTAAGTAATGAGCATTCAGGATGGGGATGGTTTAATATCAATCATCTGCCTAAACCCACACATCAGGGATTAGAACAAAGTATTAGAAACAAAAATACTCAGTTGAAAATTCAAACAATAATTGAAGTAATGAGAGAAATTTAAATCCCTACCCCTAACAACATATAGGCCAGTGTTAAATTTTGAACCTGTCTAAAGGTTGGTAAATGTCCGTTGGCTGTGGCATCATTTGCACTGACTGTGCCAGTCACTGTGACTGCTGCATTGAATGTGGCTACACCAGCATTGTTAAATGTTTGTCTTATGTTGCCGTCACCGTCAGATAGAAGAATATTATTGCTGGTACCTGTAATGGTGCTACCGGTGGCTGAGCCTAATATCACATTGGCACTGCCAGTTGCTAGAGCACTGCCAGAATTGTAACCTAGGCCTATGTTTTTAGCACCAAGAGTTACGCTGAGTGCATTGGCTCCTACCGCAGTGTTTTGATCGCCACTGACGTTGGCGGTGAGTGATGCATACCCTAATGATGTATTACTGCTGGCAGTGGTCAATGAATCCGACGCAGTTGATCCAATAGCAGTATTGAAATCGCCAGTGCTGACAAGATTCAAACTGTTGAATCCTACACCTGTGTTGTCTGTACCGTCTACTACTGCATTTAATGCGGTGACTCCTAGCACAGTGTTGGTAGCAATGCCTGCTGTGCCCTTGCCAATTCTTACTGAATTTACATATGAGTCAAATCCCACTCTTAACGTTTTTGTAATGCCAACGCCACCCAGTGCTACCAATGAAGCCACTGTGGTTGAAGATGCTTCTGTTGTGTCGATTGTGGTAAGAACTCCAGTTATTTCAACTGCTTCTTGTAATTTTATCGTTCCAGTACCGTCTACACTCAGTAACAAATCTTGATTAGTTATTGAAGTCCTAATACTGTTGCCTTCTATGGCAATTGAACTTAATTGTAAATTTGTGCCAACAAAATTTTCACTAGTGATCAAATTTGCTGAAGATGTCAAAGATTGATTCAGTGTCACAGTGCCTGACACGGTCAATGTAGCATCAGTTTGTATGTCTCCCGCGGTGCTGACAGAAAATCCTGGGCTTCTATAACCATTGACTGTTCTAAGTGCGTTGTAGGTGATTGGCATGAGTGTTCCTATTAGGATTAAAATCTTACACTGTATTTAAACATTTTTTGAGAAAAGTTAGATAGGAGGGTAAACTAAATATTAGCACATTATAATTTTACCCAATGACTATAACTCGTGTCAGCATTTCAGATCCTATTCTTGATCAAGGCACTGCGATTTTATCTGGACCCAGGGGTTATATACTGATACACGATCTCATGTGGTGTCCGAAGGATCGAACAGATTTACTGGACATCTATTATTGGGAAAGTTGGGCAGTGCTCATGGGGGCATACCACTGCTGTTTTTCAATCCCTGGAAAAGTTTCGTTGTTGCCACCAAATGATCCACGGTGTAGTATGCGCTAGTGCCATCACTGCCCACATCACCGCCATTTCATAATTACCCGCACCGCACATCGACTGGGGTTGTGATAAGTTCCATATCAAACCTATAAAGAATGCTGGTGCCGGGGCCAGGCTCAGGGTTTGATATACGTGTTTCATATTATATGCCTGAGATAGCTTTGATTTCAATGCTGCCCGCCATAGTGCCGTGATTACTACAGAGGTAACCGTAGGTGCCACTGATGCCGGCTGGAATTTTCCAATACAATGTGCCACTGGTTTTGCCTTGAGCACTTGATCCAGTGGTCACTACACCGCCTGCGGTAACATGCACCAGTCCAGTGTCGTAGTTTGCACCTGAGAAACGAATTAGGAATGGATGACTGCTTAGACCATTGTTTAGATCAAATGCTATAGTAGTTCCGCTGATAGCATATATAGTTGGATCATCGGCTGTGCCGTACTGATCAAATCTATATGCACTGGAGCCGTTGGCAGTCACAACCAATCTGGTTATTGCTGGCAAATAGAATTGATCCACAGTAAGATCACTTCGATCTGTTAACCCGGTGAATGCTGTGGCACCTGCTGCCACTGTGCTGGCAATAGTGATAGTGTCTGTGCCGGCATTGGTGGTAATAGATATGCCCGTGCCGTTTACAAATGTCAAAGTATCCGTACTAGAATCAGCCACCACATTTGATTGGCCGGCCACTGCAATTGTAGTAAAACTATCAGATGTTGCTCCACCACCACCGGTGGCGTCTGTGCCATTTACCCAATTAGTTCCATCATATTTTAATACCTGATTTGTTGTTGGAGCAGAAATAACAACATCAGTTAGATCATTAAGTGTGCTAGCGCCACCTCCTGCGGCATTGATAGTGATAGCATCGGTAGTGGCATTCGTGGTAATAGTCACATTGGTGCCTGCTATCAGTGTCAATGTGTCTGTGGCTGAATCAGCCACCACATTTGATTGGCCAGCAACTGCAATTGTAGAAAAAATATTTAAATCACTATAATTAGCCAAAGGTGCCCACGCACCTGCGTGTGCAAAATACATCCTACCAGTTTCGTGAACATGTGCTACCATGCCATGCCATGTGGCAGCACTTATAGCAGTTAATTCTGCAAGGGTATCAAAGTATGCACGAACATAACTCACTGCTCCTGATGCAGTAATAGTGCCAGTAACAGCAAGAGTGGTGCCGCTCCAAGTTAAATTGGCTCCGGTATCTTGAACAACACTGCCGCTAGATGAATAGTATGCTAATCGAGTAGCAGTTCCAGAACTTACGCCACTGGCGCCACCACCTCCGCCACCAGTATTGGTGATGGTTATAGTGTCTGTGCCAGCATTGGTGGTCAATTCTATTCCTGGACCTGCTGTCAATGTCAGTGTGTCGCTGGCACTGTCTGCTACCACATTGGTTTGACCTGATACTGCCACTGTGGCAAAACTGTTGATAGCAGTGCCACCCACTGTGGTGCCTACTGGTAACACTATACTGCTGCCCGAAGCAGTGATAGTGGCGCTGCCTAATTGTATTGAACTTCCGCTGAGATAGAGATCTCGCCATCTAGATACACTACTGCCCAAATCAAATGTTTCATTGGCTGTGGGTATCAACGATGCGTTAAGATTTAATTTTGCAGGAGTGATCAATCCATTGGATATTTGTCCTAGACCAATGGTTCCGGACAGTTGTGAAAAACTTGCGGCAGCGCCAATTGATCCTCCACCTCCGTCGTAGCCTCCACCTAGACTGCTGTCTATAAAACTGGTGTCTTGAGCCACTGATAATGGAGTAATAGTTTCTGCATAATTTGCAAAGAAAATTACTTTTGTTCCTAAGAATGTGGTGTCTGTTACGTTAGCAATGATACTGACATAACTGTTGTTGACTGACGCACTGATATTGATGAGACTGTCGTCAATACTGGTACGTCCGTACACAGTCACAGTGGCCTGATCAGGTCGGGCCACTACCAATACTTGTAACACTTCTTTTTTGTTACTGTCAAACTCTGCAGTAACAGTGTAATTTGCGCTGCTATAATCGCCCACATACCATCTGTCAATTTCGGTATCGGGATAAATCTGCACCCAAGAGCCTTTGTAAGCAAGTTGTGTGTTGTTTTTTAAACTCAACTTGTTTTGTGGACTCTGTTTGAAAAAATTTGTAAAATTTAGCATGTTTGGCTCTTTAGTATATTTATTCGGACAAATAATTTATCACTGTTGTGTAAAGTGCATATATAATTAAAAGGAAATCACATGGGTCGCTATACTGATTATTTCAAAGACATTTGGCAAATGCAGGCCAACAGAAAAGTCATGGGAATGACACTGTTCGGTGTATTGCTAGACAACACTACACCATTCACTCCGGGTCAACAATTGGTTATATCTGACGGGGTAATAGACGCTGTAAAATTATTGATCTCTAAAGGTTATGATTTTTTGTTTATCACAGGCCAACCACAGAATAGAACCCAGGCACTGTCTATACAAGATTTTGAAAATATTCTGGCCAGTGTTAGGGAAATTGTTGAGCAACACGGTGGCAGGGTGAAAAATTCCTATTACGCACCGGGCGTAGACAAAAATGATCCCTATGTAAAACCCAACACTGGCATGTTTGATCGTGCGCAGAATGAAGGTATGATCAAATGGGCAGAGTCATATTTTATAGGTGCTGAGGCAAACGATGTTAAAGTTTCAGCAAAAATTAAAGCAATTCCGGTATTGATTAAATCACCTGGAAAAGAAACTAAAACTAAAGCATTTGAATTGATGAATCAAATTAAGGTGCAAGAATTTGGCAGTTTATTAGAGTTTGTCCAACAACTGCCATCTTAATTACTCAGGTTTAATTTTTCTTGCAAATGGTTGCCATTGTTCACGCAGTTTATGCATGGCTGCACGAACCCCTTGAGGTGTTTGTTCATTAGGGCTGACGAATATGAATTGTTCGTTATATCTGTCTTGAGTTTCCTTTGAATTAAGTGCAGGAATAAAAGCATCACGATACCAATCCTGCACATCTTGAGGAGTGTTTTTGGGCAGTATTAAGTTCCAGCAGGCATACACATTTAGATTGGGAACGTAGTCCTTCATCAACTTGGCCTTTTCTAGGCCGGGTATATTTTTTTCTCCGGCTATGCCAATCAGTTTGATTCGGCCTGATTTAATTAGTGGAGCACCCACAGCAACAGGGAATACACCAAACTCAACATGGCCAGCCAACACATCATTCATGGCCTGTGCAGGACCTTTGTACATCACAGTCTGCACAGGGTCGACCGAAGGTTTGACTCCAGCCACTAAGTATTCCACAGCCAGTCTGTGGGCTGCGCCACCCACTGCAACATTCAACTGTCGGTTACCGGCTCGAACTTCGGCAATGAATTTTTCTGGCGTATCAGTGTCTGACGTTGTTCTAGCATAGAATCCCAGGGGGCTTTTACCCATGTTAGTAACTGGAACAAAATCCATGGCATTGAATCTTACACTGTTTGCAAACCATATCTCAGCAGACACATACGTGCTCTGACAACTCGGAACAGCAATATGATATCCATCACCTGGTAGCGTATTAAAATGATTCATGGCAATGGTGTCAACTGCGCCAGGGCGGTATTCATACACAAAGTTTACACCTGTTTTTTGTTCCACTTGTTTGGCCAAAATTCTAAATGCGATCTCGTTACCAGCTCCGGGTGCATTGGGCACAACAACAGTAATCGGTTTAGTGGGTTGCCACGCATGTGCAAGTACAGGGAACATCAATAATATTAAAAACTTTTTCATTTAATTAAATCCTCAATTTGTGTTGGCCAGTACGGCTTGTTCATTCTTTCTGGATGCCATACTACAGCACCAATATTTCTATAAATCCACGATTCACAACGTCCTTGCTCATCTGTTGCTAGAACAGTTGTTTGTGTAGGATGACTTTCTATTTGTAATGTGTGATAACTGTTTACTAACTGCGTTTCATTTACTAAATGTTCAGTGTCCATATGTCCGATTATATCACTGACTTTTCCGCCAAGTATCTTTGTTAATAAAAATGCACCGTGACAAATACCGATAATTGGTTTAGACTCTAGCATGAACTGCTGTATCAACCGCTCTTCTAACATATCTCTAACAGGATGATTATCTCCCCCTGTTATAATTAGAAGATCTACATCAATATCTGTATCTATCCTGTTTGGGATAGCAACGAGATCATGTCCCGGCAAACACGAATACCATCCATGTTCCAAAGAATCATAACCTCGTTCCTTATGATACAGAACTCGTTGAGTGAGTCCAATAATCATTTACATATACGCTTGTTCAAATACCTGTTTAGATTCTTCTGTTGGCATGCTGTTTGCACAACATACTTCATACAAATCTTGACGCATTTGCGTAGCTAAATTTAACACACGGGCTTGTGTAACTTCGTCGCTGCACAACTGTGCTAGTTTACGGGCGCCAATAGTTGCGTGAAAACCTTCGTCTTTAGCAATGCGGGCATATCGCGAACTAATAAATTTGTCTTCAATGCAATTAGCCATCATGTCCCAATTACGCTCTGCTCGGCCTTCGGCAATTAATTGATAAGTTGATAAAACAACTTCGTCCAATTGCCCGTACTTGCTCAATAGGCTTGCACCTTTAGAAGTTGGCTTTGCTTGTTCGTTAGTAATAGCGGCATCAACATCAACTTGTTTTCCTGTAATGTGTTCAATAACTTCTTTAACTAGTTTAAAATGAATTGCTTCATCTAAAACTTGCTTGGACAACAATGTTAATTCTTCAGGATCAGTATTGACATCGGCGGATGCTACAGATTTAGCAACACCAACCATATTCATACGCTCGTTAACCATACGGCCAACAAAATGTTCTACTAACTCGTCCTGACTAGGCTTACTGTCAAAATATGCTTTAACCATTAATTCACTGCTGCGAAATAATCCTTCGTTTGATTGTGTTAATTGTTCTACAAACTCTTTTCCTGTTAACATAATTCGTCTCCTTGATAACTATATATGCT